TTCACAATCTACTATTGTTAGAACATGTATTACTCAACTTAAGCAAGAGATATTCAGGAGAGGTTATCATTGGGATTCCAAATTTGCTAGTAAATGTAAGGCGTGTGGAAAAGAACATGAGAACGCAACTAAGGAATGTGTTGATTGTGGTAGTGTAGAATTGGATAAGCCTGATATGAAACAATTAGAATATGCTAAGGATTTCCTAGAGGGATACGTTAATTGTTCAGAGCAACTTTTCATTGATGTGTTGAAAGAACTTGAAGATGATTTGAACATTATGGATGACGCATACCTTGTTATGGTAAAGGAATACTATGCAGATAACAACAATTCTGTTAGGATGCATCGAATAAAGGAAGTCTATCGTGGCGACCCTGTTACAATGCATATCTACTCAAATGAATTAGGTGAGAGGGGGAAGAGTGGATTCACATGTTTGAGACACAGGCATAGGATTCACACTACTGCAACCGAACTATGTGAGAATTGTAATTCAGAACTATACCCTGTTCACTATGTCAACCGTGTAAATGGAGAAGAACAGTATTTTGTGAAGGGTGAAGTTCTTCACTTTAGCAAGTATTCTCCAAGTAGGTTGTATGGTCTTTCTCCTGTCATAACTCTATGGAATAACATAACTACGTTGATTGCAATGGAGAACTATGTTAATTCATCATACACTAAAGCAAGAATGCCGAAGGGTCTTCTTGCTGTTCAAACTAGAAATATGGATTCAATGAAATCCTTTTGGCGTGGGGTCAAAGAGAAGATGGAGCAAGACCCTCACTTCATCCCTGTAATGGGAATAGAAGCCGAAGGAGGAAAAGGTAATGTTGAGTGGATTAAGTTCATGGACAGTCTCAAAGAGATGGACTACATACAAGTTAAGGATGATTTAAGGGATAGGATTTCAGCATTCTATGGTGTTAGTAAAATCTTCATGGCAGATAACTCTGCTAGTGGTGGTTTGAACAATGAGGGTATGCAAGTTCTAGTTACAAACAGAGCAGTAGAAATGGCACAGACTATTTGGAATAATTATGTATTCCCGTTTATGACTGAAGAATTTGGTATTACTGATTGGCAACTCAAACTTCCTCCTTCAGAAGAAGAGGATGAAATTGCGGTATTGCGTAAGAGAGAGATAGAAGTTAACGTTGCTGCTGCGATTAAGAATTTAGGATTTGAAGTTGATATGGATGATGAAGGTAGATTCATCTACACTAAACCTGAACCACAACCACAAGAAGGTGGTGAAGGTGGTGAAGGAGAAGATATTGAATTAGACCCGTATGCAGGAACAGATATTGACGCGAGTCAAATGGGACAAATGCAGGAACAGATGATGATGGGTGGAGATAGTGGCAAAAAGAGCAAACCTCAAGAGAACCCCCCCGCTACGAGGAACAAGCCGTCTATGTCAACTGGCCCTGATAAGAGATTTACCGGATTACCAAAAGATGCTGGAAATGAAAATGTGGACAAGAGAACGGAGAGGAGAGTAGGTTAAGATGAGTTGGAAAAAGATACTAAACGTTGGTTCTGCGATAAAGGATATAGTAGTTGATGACGAAAAGAAAGAAGAAAAAGATGAAGAGTTCCCTGATGAAGTATTTGAATTATTTAGGTCGGAACTTGAAAAAGTAGGTAAAAAAAGACTTACTTTTGCGGAGGCAAGAAAACTTATGAACAGTTATGAAGAACTAGATAATCCAAGTGAAGATACAAGAAAAAAATATGCTTTGTGGTGGGGTTTAGGTTTGGATGAGAACGCAACAATAAGTTGGAGATGATACAATGAGTTGGAAAAATATACTAAAGAAATTGACGGATTACGAAGAAGCAGTAGCAGATGAGTTTGCTGATGATGAAGACATGGAAAAACCCGATTACAGTAATACTGGCCCATTTGCAAATATGCCTGAATTCCCATCTCTACGTCGTAAGAAAATTACAACTAAGGATTCAACAGGCCAAGATGAAGACGCGGCTGAAAGGACTAAGCAAGATGAAGCAAAGTTACTTGCAGAGATAGAAGAGAGAAACAAGAAAGCAAGAGGTAATTAATATGACAGAAGAAAAAAGCGTAAGACAACTAGAAAGAGAACTGAAATCGGCTAGAGTTAGAGAGGCTAGAGAACACTCTAGTAGAATAACTCGTAGTAGAGATTATTCAATTGGTGGTGTTGATAAGGACACTACTGTTGAAAAGAAGATTCCTAATACATCGGATATTCCTGATGCTATCTTGCTTCCTAAGAAGCAAAAAAATAGGAAAGAAAACATACCCTTCTGAGGTGGTAACAATGAGTTTCATGGATATTTTAACCAAAGCAGCCGGTTCAGATATTCATGCAGATGTTTGGTGGGTCTACGATAAGACAACAAAACAAGACCAATACAAATTTGAAAAGCGTTTGTTGTTTAGAGCAGATAGTGAATTACAAGAAGCAAAGGAAGATGGTAAAGTAAAACAGAATTTGTTTCGACAGGGGTTTTTCTCTAAGTCGCCAAGAGAACTAGATTCAGTGCAATTAGAGAAGAACAAGAGAACATTCGTCAATAGGGTTAACGCACTGGAAAAGGAACTTTCACCTAAAGAACTTGAAGTTGGAAGGAAAATTGACTTACGAACTATACAAGAAGAACCATACAGAGAACTATACAATCTTCTGTTTGAGGGTGATGAAAAAGTCCTAGTTAGGTTGAAATCGGGGATTGGAGAAAGGGAAGATAAGTCAATTATCTTCTCTAAGAACCTGAAAAAGGTAATGGAAGACTTAGCGAAATATGGTGTGAACGTATCAGTAAAAAATCGAATCGGAGAAATGAGAGAGCAGTTGGCCTCTACTTCTAAGGTAATGCAGCGATATTTGTTAGAAGGAAAAGGAAATCTCAAGGCAGATATAGCACATCTGTTTCATGCTAAGGGGGCTGAATATGATGATGAAACTGAGTCTTGGACTGAGTTAGTTGAATACAGTGGTAAACCGAGCATAAAAATTCTTGAGGATATTTACCAAAATGCTAGTATTCCAATTATTAGAATTGGTGAGAAAGAGAAAGGAATAAAGGGGCTACAAACGTATTATTCGTTAGATGTTGATGAGTTTGTTGATGAGATACATTCTTTGATTAGTAGTGCAAGTGAAGACCCTGCTGAACATTTCAAACTATTCTACAATGCTGATAATGTTGTTAGAATGATTTACAGGTTGATTCCCGATATTCTACATCACAATCAAGAGAAGATGGCAGAGAACGAGAAGAAAGAGATATTGACTAAACATTTCGATGTTTTAGAATATCTAATTAGAATAAATGACTTGACTGGGAACTATGGTAAATTGAAGGAAAGTCGTTTGAAGTCTTTGAAAAATGTAGCAAAGAGAAGAGAAGGAGGAAAACTACTCAGTATGAATAGAAACTTCCCACACTTAGAAACTGCTTGGGAGATTTATCGAGAAGACCCTGATAAATACAAACCTGAGTCTGAACCTAGAAGAACCAAAACTCCATCTCCAAAGAAATTTGATGCTCCTGCTGTGAGGGGAACAATACCTAAGAAGGAATTAAGGGATTTATCACAAAAGGTGTATAGGTTTGGAAAGAAGGTAAAGGAAGAAATTGAGGCAAAACATAAGTTGTGGGCTAATACAAATCCTAAGAATGAAAATGAAAGGGCAGAACAAGAAAGAAAGTTCTTATTACCATTCAAGAGGACTTTAGCAAAACTCACAGAGGAAGTAGAAAGTGTTGGTTTGTTATTTGAGGACACTCCTGAATCTGCCGCAGAATTTCATGAATATGGAGATTTGAGTGCTAGTAACATAGACGATAAGATAAGGGAAGCAAGAGAAGGATTACAAAGAGCAATAGATAATCAAGCAGATGAAAACACATTGGAACAACATAAAGATTATGTGAAGACTTTGGAAACTCTCAAGGAACTTCCTAAGATTAGAGAACAAGTAAAGACAATCAGATATTTACTAGATAGTTCTGATATGAAGGAAGAATCATTAGTTGACCCCCCCTCTGAAGATACAACGGAGGGGTCTGCATGACTTGGCAAGATGTTCTAAAGGGAGAAGGGTTTTACTTCTCTCCTGTGTTTATCGAGAAGATAGACGTTAAGAAAAAGAAGAAGTTGAAGAAACTAATTCAAAAGGCACAACCTACCAATATGATGGGAGAAGACATGACTCATCTATCTGATATTATCGAAGAACTGAAAGGCATTGATTTGGTTAAATCCGATAAGAAACTAAGCAAGACTGTTGATGGTTTTGATGAGAAAAATTTAGACATTCTAGCCTCTGCTTCTGAGTTAAGGAAGGACTATGAAACCCTATATTCTCAACTCAGAAAGATGGTTTATCCGAAGAAGGAAAAAAAGAAGGATAAGTGAAACCTTATTGAACTAGACCACTACACGAAGGAGCAGGAGTTACATGATAGACTGGAAAATAGTTCTAAGACAAAGAATCAGGGAAGACATGTTGATTGCTATGAATGACATACAAGGTGCATAAAATGAGTGAAGATAATGAGATGTTGATGTTGATGAAAGAACTAGTTAGCAAGGTGAAAGCATTAGAGCAAGCAGTTTACGATAAGGACAATCTATTGATGAAGTCAGGGTATGTGGTTTATGAATCACCTTCCCCTACTATGGATAGCAGAAATGTATCCGGTGGAACTTCTATCAAGAAGAGTATGGACTGGGAAGACATACACGAATTAGTAAAGCAAATGGAATGAGTAAAATGACATGGTGGCAAATAATTTCAAAGAATGCTGATGAAATGCAGCGTTTGGAAGAAGGAATGTTAAGTGACCAAACTCACCCAACAGAAAGAGAAGGTAAGATATTGATTCATTGGCCTGACAGTCAACGAATTATGGAACACCCCGATGCAGAATTAGATTTGAATTCAGATTCTGCTTATTGGATTCCTGAAAAAGTGTGGGAAGAATACCAAGATAAATACTACGAAGAGTGATTGAAATGCCGGAAAAAGTAACATGGGAAGAAAAAGTAGTCGAACTGGCTATACGAAAGGCGAAAGAAGTATTGCAAGAAGCAAATGTGAATACATTGGAATTGGATGAACCACTTACAGGTGAGGAAGTTAAAATCAAGAAACCTAAGAAGAACCCTTCTGAGGAATCACTACCTAAGACAAGCAATGTTGAAGGTAAGGAAGACAAACTCAATGAGGTAACTAAGGCTAGTATTATTGCTGGACTTGAAAGCCTAATCAAACAATATGGTGAGAAGTATTCGCCATTGGGTGACGATGTTTCACCATTTGACCAAAATGAAAATAATTTGATGGAAGAAGCAACATACAAAGATGCAATGACAGACTTAGAAAATGCTGTTGTTGAAATGAAAAACGACAAAAAGGGCGCAGCGCAAAAGGCGCATAATGCTATTAGAGTTCTTATGGAGTTAGATATGGGAACAACTGCCAGTGCTGCAAGTTCAATAAATCCTCCTCAACCAAAATTCGCTTGAGGGGGTTACATGCCACAAACAGGGTTATCTTTTGAGAAAGAAACCAATACAATGACTAAGAAAGTATTGGATTTCTTTGAGCGTGTTAGATATTCATATCTTTCAGCAAAAGAAAACCCTGATGAGTATACTGATACTTGGAAGAAAACAGTGAAAGATGTTAGGGAGCAATTTGATTCTTTAGATGATTTCACTACTGAACTGAAAAATTACCTGAAAGAAGATACTGCCTTTTCAGATGAGGCATACAATCCTCAATCAAGACAAGCAAAGGAATTGTATGAAGCGATAAAGGAAATGAGGTTCAAATCAAAAGAGGTTAGTGACCCTTTCTCTAAGCAATTAGGAGACAAGGTAATTGCAACTCTATTGAAAGACGAATCTATGTTTGCCGCTTTCATACACTACGCTTTACGTTCACATGCTAACCCGTTGCCTGATAAATCATGGAAGGCACTAAATCTGAAACCTGATGAAATAACTCAAGATTTCATGGGGCTTGATTTAGAACCCAAAGACATTCCGCTTTACATCATAGAGCATTATGGTGAGGAAGACGAGGATACTCGTAGAATAGAAAACAAATTCAAGGGAGCATACAAATTATTACAGAAGGTGTATGGTTCACAATATGATGAAGACAAATGGGATAATTTAGTGGAGTTGGACATTGCTAAGAGCGAGGATGAGAAGCAATCTATTGATTTCATAATTCCGAATAAACCAATGTATCGTATATTTGAGATTGATGATTTGAAAGAAGTAAAAGGTCTGACTGGTGAATATGTCGTTCAAGAAAAATATGATGGTATGAGAATACAACTTCATAAATTCAATGGTAAGGTAACAATCTATTCCTACAATGAGAAGGATATTACCGACAAGTGTTCTGAACAAGTGAAAGCATTGGAGAAAAAATCATTCAATGACTGCATTTTGGATGGAGAACTTATGTTGTTCATGGAAGATGAACCACTACATAGAGCAGATACAATTGCTCATGTATTCAAGAATAAGAAGGGTGGAGAACTTAGAGCGCATGTTTTTGATATTATGGTTCATGAAGGTAAGAACATAACCGATGAAGTTCTTAGAGAGAGACACAACATATTACTCTATCAATACTCACAACATTCCTCAGAACACCTAGCCTTCCCTTCTAAGAAGGACACTAGGATTGCAGATTCAATAAAGGAAGTTGAAGAATATGCTAAGGAAATAATGTCTTTACCTGCATCAGAAGGTGTTGTCATCAAGGATATTGAATCAACGTATTACATTGGTTCTAAGAAGAATCCCAAGTGGATTAAGTGGAAGAAGTTTGTTGACTTAGATGTGGTGGTTTTGGATGATAAGAAAACAAAAAGCAATCTCCATTCTTACACTATGGGAATTGGGCCAGTTAATGCTGAAACCGCTAGGAACTACAAGACTGTTGAGTTAGAAGATAAGCAATATCTTCCAGTGGGTAAAGCACTGAACACCAAAGAGAATGTTAAGATTGGTGATATTGTTAGAGTTAAGGTTGATGAAGTAAAGAAAGGCAAAGATGGGTTCAAACTATTTTCTGCTAAGGTTATTGAGATACCGGAAGTTACCCAATCAGATTCGCTTGAGACTCTAGAGCAACTTGCTAGTAAAACCAAGAAGTCTCTCACTGGAATGAAATACGCTTTAGGTGAATCAGTGGGTGGTATGTTTGAGGTTACTACTGGATTGAAAAATCCTAGAGGTGCAACAAGTAAGAAGGTAAAGAAAGGATATTACATTACCGACCATACACATGGAGTTGCTGAAATAATCCTCAAAGAAGATATGAATGGGTTTACCATTTATGGATTTGAGGGAGATACTCTAATGCAGAAAAACGCACTATACAACATAGATGTTTGGAAGGAACAAGTAGCAGAAATCATGAAGAGTAAGCGTTCTATTTTCAGATTAGCAATAAGGAATGAGATATTAGAAAGTGGTAGGGATAATCTACCATTTGAGAAGATACTAGACTTTGTGATGGACAAACATCAAGGTTCATTTGCTGATTTGTTTGATTCTAATGATGGTAAGTTAATGTCTTGGATGAAGCAACAGGATGACTTAGTGTATCTTCATCCAAATAAATTCACTGCTAAAGAAGATGTCTTGGAAAAGGATATTGATGAGATAAACAAAGATAGTGATATGGGTAAGTATTCCATAACATTACGAGAAGACAAAAATGTTGATTTGGTCATAGACTATGAAAATGAGAGAATGGCTTGGACAATAGACATAGAAGGTAATACAGACATCTATGATTTATTTGGTAAGTCAGGTAAGTTCCCTGCTGTTGTTGCTAAGAAGATAGGGGAGTCAAGGAAAGTGTTAGACAAAGGAAGTATTGAACTGGGTATCCAAAAGAATGGTTATCATGAATATCGCTTAGATGGAGATAAGTTTCAAACTAGAATACATTTCAGAGTAGTGCCTTTAGAAGAGAAAAAGAGTTGGGTTGCTTGGACAGGTAAGAAACAAGAGATGTTAGACGACAAAAGCAACCCAAATAAATGGAATATAACCGAAGACGCATATGCCGGATTACCCTTCCCTGCGTCTAAAACGGAGTAATTTCACAATCTATTCATATAGTAAGAGTGAAAACTCGGATTTCATGCTGATGATGGATACTCCTTTGCTAAAGGCAGATACCACCCATGAGTTTACTATTCTGAAGTCAGATAATCTGATTATCGGAGGCTATGCTTCCATTGAGATTGTTGACAAGCAGAACGATTTAATCACACTTGAGGCACTTAATGACGCAGTAAAGAAATACATGTCTGATGAAAAGTATAGAAATGTAATGTCTAACCATTCTAATGTCCAAGTTGGTGAGGTAGTAGAAAAGTATCGAGATGCTCATGGAGTATTGCATAAGACAGCAGTTGATGATGTAGGATTCTATGTGGTTATCAAACTACGAGATGACATTGAGAAGGCAAAAGAAATTTCAAGAGGTATCCGAAAGGGAACTCTACGTTCCTTTAGCATTGGAGGACAGGCCATATCGAAGAAGCAAAGAACTTCTGATGAGCATGGTGAATACAATGAGATAGACAGATTGGAACTGCATGAAGTTACAATTTGTGAAAAGGGGATAAACCCCGAAGCGAAATTCGACATTTTGAAAATGGAGGAAAAACAAATGAGTGAAAAACTGGAAAAAGCACTTGAGGAGTTGAATGACTTAATGAAGCAAGTCAATCAAGTTCACAGTGAAGTAGACGACGTAACGAAGAACGCGGAATACATGGACACCGAAGAAGCACCTGATGCTGACTTAGAAGAGAAGGCAGATGAGGAACTTGAAGTGGACTTGGAGGAGAAGGCTCTTGATGAGGATTCAACAAGAGACTATGAAGCCGGAGAGGAAGTAGTTAGTGGCGGAAAGCCAAAGGCTGCTCCTGCTGCACTTAGCGTAGCAAAGGGACTTGAGGGTGCAGATTTTGCAACTCTTGACCTAAGCGTTGAGAATGTAGAGAAGGCATATGCCAAGTTCAAGGCAGAGAAGATGGAGGCATTAGCCTACGAATCTCTTAACAAGACCTTTGAGACACGACTCTCTAATGAGTTGTCCGTAAAGAAGGCTAACGCAGAGAGAGCAGAATACGATGCTCGAACTGATGTAGCCGCTTTGAAGGAGGAATTCGCTGTTCTGCGAAAGTCTCTAACAGAGAAAGATTCCGAAATAAGGAAGGCACAGGAAGTTGCTATGGCACTACCTGATGGAATTCCTACAAGTATTGAGGCGGCGGCTGAGATGTCTTGGGATGACCTACACGCAATGGTAAGAGGTGACTGAATATGACAGGATACATTAGGACAATGAAGGACTTAGAGGCTGCAACATACGGATACGGTGGAAACACTGGTAATGCTCTACTCAAAGCGGGTGGAGTTGTAGGAGGCTTCGGCACTCCTCACGATGCTGCAACCAATCCCTTTACTGCGGCAGGTGGACTAGGCGACCTATACAACGTTCTTTATGGACAGAAAGTATGGTCAATGCTTAATCAAGAAGTTAACCCCCTTGCTATGTTGGCAAAGAGGCCATACACATCTAGTGGATGGCGAGTTCTAAAGAGCCGACCTATTGGTGGTTCAGGTGCGGCATTCGCAACTGGTTCTAACGCTGTAACTGCAAACATCTCGTCTGCAAACGCGGCTACCCCAAGAGCAGACACAATCGGTGGAGTTCCTGAGAACGCAGTGATTGGCACAGATATGGTTGCACTTGCACCCGAATACACTAAACTATATGTTAGCCCGAAGACAGTGGCACATCTGTTTGAGTTCTCAGAACTTGGAATGGAACTTGCTGCTATTGATGATGGTGTTGGCGATATACGTGCTATTGTTCGTGAGGACATGGGTAAACTACATGCAGAAGTTCAGAGTAAGATGCTAGTTATGCCTCTTGAGAAATACAATGAGAATAACACAACTGGTATTGAGAAGAACTACACATCTCTATACAAGATTGTTTCATCTGCTGCTGAGTTGGCAATGATGCAAGAGGATAACGTGTTTTACAACAGTAAGAACAATGATGGAACATTCGCACAAATTGCTGATGCAGCAACCATCTTCGGTTCAGAGCGAACTGTAACTGTTGGTAACACTGGTAATACAGGGGCATTCACCTACACAGGTGTTGCTTCTTTCCTAGATGCTGAAGTTGACTTCGGCGCAGGTTACCTATCAGGTGATTGTAGGGTTCTAACATTGAGCCTTCTAAATGACATGATTCGTAGGCTACGTCAGAACGGCGGAAACCCGAAGGTTATCATTACTGGATACGATACCATACAGGCACTTTCTGACTTGCTACAAAGTCAAGAAAGATTCATGGACAGGAAGGAGATTGTTCCTACCCACAACGGCGTTAGAGGCGTAAAGGGTCAGGAAGTTGGTTTCAGAGTTGCAACATACTACGATATACCAATCATACCTGCTAAGGATATGCCATCAACTGGTCTAGGAACATCTAATCGCATCAGCGACATATTGATTCTAGATACAGACCACCTGTGGCTATCAGTGATGAAGCCTACTCAGTATTTCGAGGATGGTATTACTAGTGGCAACCCATTCGGTGTTGGCAAACTAGGAAATCAAGGTATGTATCGCACTATGGGTGAGACTTGCTGTTCCTTCTTCAAGGGACAGGGTAAGATTACTAACCTAAAGAGTGCGTGATTGCCTCAATAATTAGTTGAATAAACGTAAAGTAGTAGCCTCTACTCCGACATACCGGAGTAGGGGTTACTACCCAACATAGGAGGCATAGATATGGCATTGATTAAACTAGTAAGACATAGGCCGGAAGGCGACATACTAATAGGAAAAGGCGAGTATTCAATAGGAGCGCACACATGGTGTGAAGTTCCTGCAAACATTGCAGTAAATTATTGCGGTGATGAAGGGATGCTTATTGATTTCACAGAAGATGATAAGAAGCACATTTCAACATTAGATGAAAGAAGGCTAAAGTATCTCAAGGCACATTTGAATGTTGCAGAAGAAGATGACGTTCTATCTGTTCTATATCCTAAGAAGAAGACAACAGCAAAAAAGAAAGTAGAAAAGGTAGTTGAAACAGTTGTTGAAACTATTGCTCCTACGGAAGAGGTAGAAGAGAAGCCTACTCCAAAAAAGACTGCTAAGAAAGCGGTTAAGAAAACCGCTAAGAAGGAAGTGGAATGATGGTTGGGGGAGTAGCAGGTAGCCCCGTCAGAACCGCTAGTGCAGTGTTGTGTGACGGTAATTGTAAATTAAATAGCATTCATTTCACTGCAACAGGAACAGCAACCCTGAAAATCTACGACCATAACAGCACTACTGTTGGGTCGTCTGATGAAGTTGCTAGATTAATAGTCACAGCAAACTCAACTGCTGAGTTTGATATGCATGGTAGAAAAATGGGAACAGGGGTGACAGCAATACTAAGTGGCACAGGGGGAGCGTATTCCTGCACTTGGAGTTGAGCCTATGCCTACAATTGAATCTGATACTCGATTAATAATGACTATACTGTTCGTAGGAGCAGTGAGTGGAGTAAACATCTACTTCTATACTATGTTTGGCATAAACTTCCCATACGGAGGTATTGCACACGCGGTGTTATTTGGCATTTGCACTGTGGGAGCAATAATGATATTGAAAGCACTATTTGACTTATTGTTGAATGATGTAATAGAAGAGTTCCTACTAAAGCGTAGAATAGACGCATATTGGAACAGGAAGGCTAGAGAGGAAGACAATCGTAAGAGAGTCAGAGAATCACTACGTCAATTCAATCAGACATTCAACACACAACCAAACTTTGGGGAGATGCAGGGTGGATTCGTGCAAACAGTTCCTAACGATAATACATTGAGTCCAACATTCTTAACCCAATTCAATGAATGAGGTTAAAGAATGGTATCTGAAATACTAATGGGTTTTGATGAGTCAACACTGGCTTATGATTTACAACGAGCGCACTCTGCTGATATTTGGTTTCTACGAGCAAGGTTTTGGTTGTGGGGCGGCATTGCCTGTTTAGTTAGTTTCTCAATAGGACATCTACTTCCACTGTTTGGAATAAACGTATTTCAATGGATGCTTGATGGGCTATTCAGTGCATGGCATCATCTATGGAGTTAAGTTATGTCAGTAATGGCAGGTTTCGCTATACTAGTAGTGGAAGCAATGAACAAAATGTATCAGCGTTTACATTCCATACCTTTTGGAGTGTATGGTGCTAGTAAGGCAGGGAAGACTACTCTTCATCATCAGTTGAGAACTAGAGGTGAAGTTCCTAGTATAACTGATAGAACGGTTGGAAGACATAGGGCAACTAGAAAATATGTAAAACTGGATGGGGATGCTCACACTATCAAATCCGCAGATGTCGGAGGAGAAACAGTATTTTGGAATGAGTGGGTAGAAGACATGCGAAATAGGCATGTGAAATATATCATATTCATGTTTGATGATAGACACATGGATAAGCACTATGATATTGAACAACAGTTGTGTTGGACATTCTTAGTGGATACAATTTGTTCTCCTTTTTGGAATGTTAATGGTAAGAAGAAGAAGAAGAAAATGCATGACTATCCTATTGCTGTTTCACTTTGGGCTAACAAATATGACTTATGGAAAGACAAATATGATTATGATGGTAAGATGGAGAAGCACCCCATTTTTGAATCCTTTAGAAATGGGATGCAAAAACTAAATGATAAGGGAATCCCATGTCACAAATATATTGTAAGTGCTAAATCTGATTCAGAGATGGTGTATAGAGGAATCCTAACCATGATAAGGGACTACTAGGGTGGGTTAACAGATGACGATACAGTTTCAGCCCCCTACTTTGATTGGCGCGCAGTCGGCAAACACAGGCATGAATCCTTTTTTGGATAGGTTTTCTGCTGCTAGAGCAGCAGGTTCAGTAATGATGTATGAATATAAGAGTGTGAAACCAAAGAAGCAATTGAAAGAAATAATCAAGATATTAATGCCTGAAAAGAAAACCTTCTTGAAACTACCATACAAGTTCAAATATAACATTAAAGACAGATGTGTTGTTTGTGGTTCTCAGAAGAAATGGGAATCAGGAGACTCAATGCGCCCACCATTACCATTGCATAAAGTTCGTAAGGGTTATCCAATGAGAGGAACTTATTGTGAGAAACATTCTCAAATACACAGACAATATGAAATGCTTGAACAGCAGATATTGGCAGATGAACATGGGCTTTCTTTCAGTGCATACATGCCTTCAACTAGAAGATTAAACCCACTTGCTAGTGGCCCAGTAACTAGTCTAAAGGTAGAAGATATACAATCGTTATCATCATTAGGATGGGGGATTCAACCCCCTGTTGCTAATACTGAAACTAAAGAAGAAGAACTGTTTAGATTAATTATTGCCAATAACGGAATTAGTGCGCGAATCAAAACACTATTAACTGAAGGGGCTAAGGTCGTAAACAATGAGGAAGGGGGGATTGAGTAATGGGATTATTTGGAACTAGTAATGGGGCTATTGCTACACAGATTGGAGCGCAACAACAAACTAATTTCAAAGCAATGAACAACCTTTTGACGTTGCAAGAAAATCATGTAGAAGATTTCTTTCAGTATCATGGTGAAGCATTCTTGGGTGCAATGGAGAAACTAATAGAAGACACTGTGCAACGAGCAGTTAGTCAGATGTTAGTAAAATTAGAATTTAATCAAAGTTCTAGTGGTAATCTTGTTATTTCTCCTGATGCACTTGTTGAATTTACTAATATCACACAAGAAAACATTCAATTAGATTTGGCTAATCTTCTAGCAACTGCTATCAATAGTGAAGTAGTAATGCAGAGAAGAATGGCTAAACAACAATATCTTGAGGCACAGGGATTCACTTCTCCCTCACAACCACAACCAACTACACAGTCACAAATGGGAATGGGAGTGAACCCACAAGGGATGAATCCTGCTAACATACAGGGGGGCAATATGTCAGTTGGGATGAATAACACCATGATGCAACAGCAAATGGCATTCAATAATCAATCAGGATACCCTGTTCCCCCACAAGGATATGATAGTATGAACAACCCATATTGGATAGACCCACAGACTGGTCAGCCAACATACACCCCACCACAGAGCGGTTTAGGTCTAGCACAAGGATTAGGCAAAGCAGTTGCTTGGGCTAAGTGGCTTGCATAGGTTGGGGCTAAATGAATGTCAAGAGTGAAGGTTACACCCAGTTGGTTAAAGACAGGATTCATATTAGAAGAATCTGATAAAAACAAGAGTTGGGATACTCTATTTTCTGAACAACCCCTGTTCAGATATTTGACATCATATGTTTTCAACGGGGTTTCTAACACCCGTAATATGAGAGAGACTAGGAAGGTAATGAGGAAGTTAATTTCATTAGACCAAGATGAGATAAACGAAGGCATTGAAAAGGATTATGATTTATTCTTAGAGAGTTTCTTATCCATACTAGAAAAAGCACCATTGGTTGAATTAGTGGAACAATTAGAACTAAAGGAATATGTAACTAAGGATGGTAAAAATAGAGCATTCTCTGAGTCTTTGAGAAGAAACATGGCTAAGAGAGATACCAAACTAATTGATTTGAATAATGATTTGAAAGTCAGTCAATTATTAGGCGATAGGTATGGCAAGGGATTAGATGATACAGAGAGGAAAACTAAACGCGCTCAAAAAAATGTAGCAGAAAAATATGAAAGTAGAAGCAGTAGGCTTCTAGGGGCATTCGATAGAAGTGAACCTGTGTTATATCCATCAACTCTTTCTAAGCACATGAAGGTTAGTGGGGATACAATAACAATTGATACCGAAGCATACTTCACTGAATTGTTTAGAGTTGAAGGATATGGCAAGATTGGAACAGATACTTTTCAGTTTAATTATGGTGGTTCATCTTCATTTGCTCAAGATAAGAGTGAAGAACAAGATAAAGCAGATGGGTGGGCTGAGAGTAAGTTTCCTGATAAATGGCAGGACATGTCTTCAAAAGAGAAATTAGATAGATTCCGAGATTGGAAAAAGGAAGAAGAAGAAGCATCACAGGAAGAACTTGAAGGATTCTATGAAGATAAGGAAGATGATGACAAAGGTATCACCGTTGATGAAGAGAAAATGCTAACTAAGGCACAGACTTCTAATGCCCTAGTCACTTTGAAAATAAGTGACGACCATACATATGTGTTAGATGTTTTTGGAGATAAACAATACTTCGATGATGAAGATGCTGTTGACAATAGAGAAGAACTGTGGGATGCCATAGATGATGTAACTTCCCCGACTAAAAAGGAAATCATGGAGATTGTTAAATCACAAAGAAAGTCGTTTTTGAAAGATTCCATATTAGATTCACTAACACCTCATGAGCATAAGATACAGATTGGAAAGTTGGTAATTACACTAAACACTAAAGAATGGAAGGATGAAGAGAAGTTTCTTGAGTGGATTATGGTTGGAGCAGGAAAAAGTGAAGATAAGAAAACAGCGTCTGCTGCTAAAGATATGGCTAAACGCATAAAGAAACTAAGTGGTTTGTTAGACCAACTAAAGAGCAAATGGGGTTCTTACGTTTATTCCGAAAAAGAAAGCCCATATGATAAGTTCATGCAATTGTTGTTACCTAAGACAAAAAAAGAACTGATTGATTTTTTCTCACAACTCATAGTTGGTGTTAAACAGGACAAATACAATTTAGATAATCCAAAGCAAGCCGATTGGACACATGGTGAACCACTGAAAATTCCTCAAGAACTTGAAGACTTAATTCCGACTCAAGAAAAACTAGGAGAACGTGTGATAGAAGGGGAATCAAAACCAATTGGCATTGAAGAACCTGTTTATGAAACCTACACTGATGAAGATGGAAAAACAAAAGAGAGGCCAGTAAAGGATAAGAAAGGCAAGCAAGTTATTGAAATAAAGAACTATTATCCTGCCTTTGGAAACCATGATGCACTAGTGTCTATACTAGAAGCAATTGTTAAGAATATCAAATCAGGAGATTATCGAGAACAAATTAAATTCATACCATTCCTAGAATATGCTGATAATGAAAATGAATTGAAGGAAAGAATAAGTGAGCAACTTCTTGAAGCAGGTCATTGGATAGGAGACGAAAATAGCCCACAATATCGGTTTAAGGATTCAACAGTTAACATTATGACGTTTTCAACCGATAAAGTTAACAAAATACTAGTGGACACTAAGATAGGCAGAAGGAGTAGCAAGGGCTTTACTCGCGGTAGATTTAGCGAGAGTGGAGCAGGTCAATCTGAAGCGCAAAAGGAAAAAAGACTTAGAAACGATACCGATAAACAGGATGCAGAAGAATTAACATTGGTATATCATGAATATACAGGATTAAAACAATTAATAGTAGGATGATAAGATGGCAAAAGTTAGTTCCCCAAGCGATTTCACCAACATCAATGCTAATTATGCTCTCGGTAATGGATACTATACCACCCATACAGATGTTAGTAATTTACTACAAATAGGGGCGTTTAGTGGTAGCACTACACCAACAATAGCAGAAGTCGGTAAGATTATCAAAAGAGTAGAAGAGAAAATAGATGATGCGGTTAAACAATCATACCGACCAATACTACACCACCAAGAGTTTTACTCGTTTGATGGTTGGAATAAAGGAGCATACCCTGTTCAACAGTGGAAGGATTATATTGGTTTCATACAACTATCACAACCTAAGATACAGAAGATAGTTAGATTAGAAATTTGGCAAGGAAATAGATGGAAGGATTTAGCCTCTGCTACTGCTAGACTAACTCTACCTTCAAACACTATCACTAATGCTTGGACTATTTCATTAACCGCAGGAACATACACATTCAACATAGTAGAGAATACACACTTCTATGATAATTTTGGCCCAAAAACAACTGCAAGTCAATTAGCCGATGCAATCAATGAAGTGTTCCCTCACAAGACTGCCAAGTTCACAGGAGAGGTTGCTGCTAAATCATTGCGAGATACTACTAACACAGTTAATATCTCTGATTTCTTTTACGCCTCTGCTGAAGGAGATACTGTTGTAATATCTTCATTACTTCTAGGGGAGGATGGTTCTAGTTGTGGTATCACATCTACATATGGAACTGTTGATGCTTTCACAGACAATGAAGACCAAAGAAGATTAGGAGACTTTTGGCAGTTGAAAGATGAAGGTAAAATCTTCTTCTTACGAGAATATCCATATGTTGCTAATCATTCTATACGAGTTGCGTTTGTCGCAGGAGATGGTAGAGTTCCAGCACCTATACACGAAGCGGCTACTAAGTTTGTAGCGGCAGAAATAATACGACATGATGATAATTCCATATTAGTAGCAGAAACAGACTCCAATATAGATTTGAAAACCAAACACGACATTCTCTTAGAAGAAGCGAATGATATTATTGATGGTAAGAAAAATCTAATCCATTTCATATCGTGATACTATGCAAAACCTAAACGCCTTATTTCGTGAACTCTTGGATAGAGAGATAGAAAGAAATGAGGCGTTAGCAGAATTAGGCTATGCAGGATTTACCCTTAGTGATGATGAAGTATTCAAACATGCATTAGATGTGTTTGTTAAACAGGTAGGCAGTAAAGCAGTGGAGGCATTTAATGGCAGAACTCCTTGATGAAGTTACATTCATAATTAGGTTGTTGCAAGACAATTGGAGTGGTGCAGGATTAGCCCTATACAATAGTGGGGCTATTGCTGTAAATTTGCCTGTGCCTAAAGTAATAGATGTGCGTTCAATAGAACCAAAAGAAGGAAGAAGGGTTGATGCTGATTCTAACAACGTCATAGTTGTCTATGAGGATAGTTCCTCAACTACATATCCTACCATTGATTATTCTGTTAGAAACGAGACATTTGCATTCACAATACACATGAGAGTGCTACATAGAAGAGACTTTCCTGATAACACTACTTCTAGAGACAGACTTAGGATTTTATACAGAATTGTGCGTTACATTCTTGAAACAAACTCTCTTAGCCCCACCATATCTACGACAGTGGGGGGAACAACTTACACCGATAGTGCAGAAATAATCAAATTGCAAAGTAGGAGTGAGGCCAATGATAGAAAGAAAAGGTTATTGGGCTACAAACTAAGCGTAGAGATGAAGAGAATGGGGAGAAGCGTATGACGACAACTGCAATTTTGACTGATGAAGTGTTTACAGGAACAGGCGTAAGTGCCACTATGATACCTGAAAGTGATATTTATTTGTCAGATTGCACACTCGGAGCAAGCCCATTTACTACTATCACTATCACTGCTGATACTAGGAAGTTCGGTAGCGGAAGTGTTGAGAACTTTACTTTGGTAGCAAACTTGTATCAAGGCTGTATGGCTAAGATAGTCAATAACACATCTACTACATTTAATGGCACATACATGATTAAGAGCAATACTGGCACTACTATTACTTTTGGAGAAAGTATTGGGGATGCGAGTGATGATGACATTGATATTACAATTCAAGCATTTGGCGCACCTGCTATTGCTCCTGATGTGATTACAGGAAAACCTAATCTTCTTGCTGATAACTGGATGGGGTTGGTGAATACATTATCTCCTCCTAGTGTAGAGGTAGAAGTAGCACAAGTGAATTTAGCATTGGGTGGTTCTAGGAATTTAGGATACCAATACAAGAAGGGAGAAACTGTTAGTGGTGGCTCTCTTGATATTTCAATGAGCAATGGGTCTTGGCTTTACTATGCGTTAGGAGACTATACTGTTTCTAACGGAACAGCAGGTGGTGGAACTATTCACACGTTGGGTTCAGCAGGTAGTTTAGCAGGTAATGGAGTAGCATTAGATACTGTTAATGATAGGTTGGTTAGAGTCATTGGTGGTAAGGAATACCCTCCATCTTCAAGTATAGGGGATTTGAAAATGGTAA